ATATACCCCGGCCTGCGATGCGCCGCCGGGCGTCCAGCTTGCCGGATTGCCATAGTCCGACCAGGCTATCCGCAGCGGAAGGCCGGCGGCGTATCCAGCGACGACGAACCCCCTGACTACCGCCAGATAGCGCGCCGTGGGAGGCGTGCCGCCCAATGCCGTCATCGCCGATGGCGAGGTTGGATCGAATTTCTTAATCGCGTCCACGCCGTTCGTGGCGAGCATCAGGCTGTTATAGGGGCAGAAGCGTACCCCAATGGCCTGCGTTCCGGAGAGCCCTGAGGCTACCGAGGTGTAGCCGCTGGTCGAATAGGTGTAGATATTGGTGGTGGTGGCCGCGAACAGGTAGGCCGCCCCGGTATAGCGATATCCCCCTGCACCGATGCACCGCGCCGCCAGTGTCCCGTTCTGCATCGCAGCGAAGGTGCCTAGCGGGGCGTAGCCATTGGCGATCGGATAGACGCCATCACAGGTTACAAGGCCGGTGTTGAGGTGGGCGGGTTGGTCAGGGAGATATTCGCCGTAGAGGACGCGCGCCATTAATAGCGCACCATCAGTTGGCCGGTGGCGGTGCGATACAGACTTCCAACGCCGAGGCCGCCCGTCGTGGCCGCCGTATTGTCCGCGTAAGTCGTGAGCTGCGCCAAGGGGATCATAATGCTTCCGGGGCCGATGGAAAATGCCAAGGCCCCTCCGATCGCAAAGGCGTAGGTATTGGTGGCGCGATTATAGGTGAGCGTATCGCCGCCGGTATCGAGGCTAATCTGCGGATTCCCGCCGTTGATTTGGACCAGGAAATTGACGTCCCCCACCTTCAACGGGCCGCCAACGGTCATTCCTCCGGTGATGATTGCGCTCGGGGCAGTGATGGCCCCCACGAATGTAGGGGAACCCTCCAGCGTCGCGACCCTCGTAACGAGGGATTCGAACGTGACGGATGCGCTCAGTGCCTTGCTCATCAGCCATCCACCAAAAAGTCTGTGCCGTCCGTCAGAAGATTGCCACGGTCGCCGCCAGCGGTTCGCCCAGTCTCGGTCACGGTCGCGCGCATACGCAGCGGGCCGGCGGCGATCTTGGCTTTCTTGCCGGCGGTGTTGATCTCGTCCAGAATCTCGTCGTACCAGCCCTTCACCGTCGCCGCGCGGGGGTCATTCCAGCCCCGGAACTCCGCCATTGCCAGGCTGGCAGCGATGTAGAGGTCCGGGTGTTTGGTCAGCAGCCAGTTGGTCGGGTTAGCGTCCGAAAGCGGCTGGATCGCTTGCTTGTATTTCAGCCCCAAAGTGCATGTTGCGCCCGGTAGTGGGCCAAGCACGATATTCGGGCCATCGATCGCGTAGGCGAGTGGCGTCCCGCTGCGGTTGTCGGGATAGAGCGCCTTCAGCGAATTGAGTGTCAGTGCCTCCAAGGGCAGCGTATATTGCCCGTTGAGGAACAGCCCGCGCACCTCGTAATAATCTGCCGGCAGCGCGATCGAGGACGTGGAGCCGTCAAGGGTGGTCGTGGCTTCCTGATCGGGTGTGTCCAGCACCCGGTTGAACCGCGCCTCGGCCAGTCCAATGCACTCGGTCGGGTTGATGTTGGCGGCGCTGTCGTCCAGCCACGCAAGGAGGGATGCCTGCAATTCGGCATAGGTCGTTGGCTTACCCATCAGACCTCCTCACAGGATGATGTTGCGACATTTGAGATAGCGATAGTCACTACTGTTCAGCAGCTTCTTGACCCCATCCGCATGGTGCGGGTTCCAGGCATTGACGCCGAACTTGGTCAGCCACTCGTACATGACCCTTGTCGGGATCGAGGCAGCATGAGCCATATCGCCCATGCGGCCCGTATTATCGACTTGAGCGGCCTTGTTGCGATCGAGAATCGCTTCGGTCTGCGCCGTCTCAAACTCAGTTCGGACGAGAACAGCATCCTCTTCATGCTGATCGGCCGCGATCCACTTACGCACCCCGGTTGCGGGATTGTAGTCGAGCAATTCCCAATTCGGCATGATCGCTCCAAAAGAAAAGGGCGGCAACCGAAGCCACCGCCCTTAAGGTTTCTCTCTGGGAGGAGAGCGATCAGGTCAGATCGCGGATGACCCCGCTCGCGGCCTCGTTCAGGCACTTGAGCGCCCATTCCACGCTGAGCATCTTGCGGGTGGCAAGGCCAGTCTTGGCGAGGTCTTCCACGCTCAACGGATCGAGCGTGCCGAGTTCCCAATAATCGGGATCGTAGTTGAGGCAGTCGCGGGTCGAGCAGAAGCGCGACGGCACGAACTGGATCTCGCCGAAGTCGGACACGTACACGTCGGCGCCGGCAACGATGGTGATCTTTTTGTTGCCTGTCTCGCGACGCTGAGTCGCAAGGCCGGTGAAGGCCGCCGCATTCTGCTTTTCGCCGCCCGACATCAGCGCGAATTTCGGGTTGCCGCCCTTGGCCCAAATCTTCTGGAGATTGGTCTTGAGCAGGGTCTCCGTAAACGTGCGTTGAGTGCCGTTGGTCGCCGCCGCGACGATCTTGGCCGACCAGCCACCGTTAGCCGGAGAGCCAGCGGTGCCGAGTTCGGTGTTCGAGGTCAGCCAAGCCAGCGCGCCCGCCGTCTGCCCTGCGACCGTAGTCGTTGGCGCGACGGATGCGTAATTGCCGCAAGCGCGCATTTCCATGTCGGTACGAAGCTCGCGCCCCGCCTTCATGATTTCGCGCGCCAATTCCGACTTGCGGCCGGCCTTGTTCACCGCCTCCGTGGTGCTCGAGACACCGACAACCTTGGTCGAAATCTGCGTGTTGACGCCAACACGGACCGTGTCCGCCCGGCTTTCGTTCGCCAGATCGTCACCCTGCACCTTGGCGTTCGTTGCGTTCGCCGCTGCGAGGGTATCGGTCTGCCATTCGGTGTAGGTCGCGGAGACCTTGGCCGTGCCGATCGAGTTGATGAACGGGCAATCGTCGGGGAAGAGTTGCGCGATCTTGTCGCTCAGATCTTCCCGCTGGCCAACGCGGTTGGCCTGGATGGTATTCGATGGAACAGTCATTGGAAGTGTCCTTGTTCAGGCGTCATAGTTTGATGCCTGCGGATTCAAGAAAGGCCGCCGCCGCATCGCCGTCTTTCCCACGGCTCTGCTTTAGGCGATCAAATGCTGCGTCTTGGCCGCGGCCGGTCCGTTCGGCACGCGTGGAGGCCGTCCCCGGCTTGTTCACGCGAGGCTTGCCGATATTGGCCCTCACCGCTTCCATTCTGGTTCCCTGGAGCTTGTCGTATTTCTCGGCCTTGGCCTTCCATTCGGACGCTTGCCGAAGCGCCAGAATGTCCGTTGCGTTCGCCTGTCCCTGAATTTCCGGCGCGTAGCCAAGCAATGCTCCAACCTCTTCAAGGCTGGTGAGCAACGCTTTGCGCTTGCTGGTATCGGTCCAGTCGTCGCCCAGCTTCTCCGACAAGATCATGTGATCCTGCTGGATTTCATGCTGGCGGGTGATGGTGTCTCGCTGATCAGCTTCCTGCCTGACCTGCATCGCCTGCTGCACCATTTCCTGATGCTGGGCATTCTGATGCTGGTAGAGGGCTTGCTGCTGTACGTAAGCACTAGGGTCCGTGAACGCGAGGTTCGGATCGGGTGCCTGCGGAGCTTGACGGGCCGCGAGTTGCTCCAGGTGTGAAGCATATTGACGCTGCTGTTCCGCGAACAACGCATTGGCTTCTGCCACAGCGTTACGCTTGGCATTGGCCGCCTCGGTGGTCGCGGACTGGATGGCCTTGTCGCGCTGGGCTTCCCGCTCCGCCACAGTCGCCTGTAGCTCGCGGGGAAGCTGCTCGAATACCTCCTTGGCGTCCTTATCCCAACTGACGGGCGCGGCGATGGGCTCGGGAGCTTCGCCGTCATCTTCGTCATTGGTCTCGGTATCGGCTTCGGGGTCGTCCCCTTCCGCCTCTTCACCCTCGGGCTCATCGCCTTCGGGATCTCCTTCTTCCTCGACGGGCTCGTCGGCGCCGCCAAGGAATTGTTCTGCGATAAAATCAGTGACATCCGCGACCGCCTCACTGCGGCTGGCGGGATGATCGGGGCCACGCATGTAGCGCCCCTGTGCGATTTCGGCGGGAGTCATCCGGATGCCGATCGCCAAGGCGCGCGTCACTCCGGCTTCGTCTGAGAGACGATGGGCCATGGTGGTTCTTTCTTGCTGTGGTGGATTAGAAGAAGCGGCGACGCGCTTCGGGTAGCTTTGCGATGCGCTCGGCATGGTCCTGTGCGGCCATGGCGATCTTGCCCGCATCGATCTTCTGGCGGGCGTACGTCTCGATCTCGTCGACCAGCTTGGCGGCTAGCCCGAGCTTGAACAGGGCGGCGGTGTCGTTCGGCATCAATGCCCCAGCCTTGGCGACATAGGCCGTGCGCATCTCGTCGAAGAAGGCGCGAAGGCCGTCATCCTCTTCGTAGAATGCCTGCCAGCGAATGGCGCGATGGATGGCGTCTTCAGCCATTATTCGACATACTGAAAATGTTCATCGAACACTCGCTCAGCTTCCCGCTCGGTTATAACATCGCGCCGCAACACCTCGGAGATGTAAGCCGGAATAAGCGCGCGCGGCAGGCGCTCGGGAATGCGGAGGCCAATGCTCGTCGTTCCATCAGTGTACAGGCCAACAACCAAGAACCCGTCCAGTTTGGAGTGGGGCTCGTCGTAGCCGGCGATGCGCTTCGCATGCTCGATCAGCCGACCGCGCCAGTTCTCCGGGCTCTCTGGATCGCCGTGATCCATTGGCGTGGGTAGGATCGTGACGCTGGCACCATCCTTCATGTGAACGCGCGAGATGCGGGCGACAAACTCGCTCATTTGTCGAGCGCCCCGCCATTGCGCGCCTTCGCAATATTCGCCTCGTGCACGAGCGTCGCCTTGTGATGCTCAAGCATGGCGTTGATCGCCAATTCGCGCTCGCTCAACGATGCCTCCATGTCCTGCCGGCGCAGTTCAAGCTGCGTCTCGGCATCGGCCTTCTCGCGAGCGGTCTGCATCTGTGCGGCGGTCTTGCCGGTCTCCGCGTCCAGTTTAGCCTGTGCGGCCTGCCCCTTGAGTGCGGTATCGGCCTGCTGGCCCTGAGCCTTGAGCGCGAGTTGCTGCTGCTGGGCCTCGATCTGGGCCTGAACCTTCTGCATCTCGGGGTTGGGCTGCTGCTGGGCGGCCTGAGCCAAACCCTGTGCGATCTGCTGGCCTTCGGGGCTGTCCGGATCGACGAACAGGTCGCTCGGGTTGAAGCCCATATCGCGGGCACCGTCCGAGATGTTGTTGTAAATGTGCTTCTTGGTCGTGAGACCCATCGGCAGGGCATCTTTCTGCACGTCCAGCACCATGTCGCGATACTGCAACCGCTGGTCCTTGCGTCCGGAGCCGAGCCCGACGCGGACATTGGCGCTCAGCCCCTCGGGCCACTTGGTCGGATCGACCGTCTTGGCCTGGCCGTCTACCTTGATCGGGAAAGGCTTACCCACCGCCACCATAAGGCGGAGCTTCTTCGCGAACAGCCGTGCCAACCCTTCCGCGAAGTTGCGGGCGACATACTCTTCCATCTGCTGGCCTTGGGCCTGCAAAAGGGCCGTCCCGGTCGCGGTCTTGTTGAGCGCGTCGGCGTCCAGTCCCTGGTTGAGCCGCGTAATGCCGGTGCGCGATTCCCGCTCCGCCGTGATGTAGGTCAGCATCGTCATGCCTTTCGACATGTCGAACGCCTCGTACAAAGGCTGCGGCTTGTTCGCCCCCTTGCCGCGCACGATTCCGCCCGGCCGCACCGTCAGCAGATCGTCGATCGTATCCTCGGTCATGCAATCCTGCGGC